TTAAAATGGCAGCTCCCCGTCGTCGTCCGTCAGCTCCGCAAACTCCGCCCCACCGGAACCCGGCTCCGCCGGGGGCGGTGTATCCGCTGCGCCGGCCTCCGTGTCCCGCCTGGAGTCTCCGAAGTAGACATGCTCGGCCAGTACTTCGGCGGTGCGGCGCTTGTTGCCGTCCTTATCCGTCCAGTCCCGGAGCTGCAAGCGGCCCTCCACCACGGCCATGCGGCCCTTGGTGAAGAAGCGGGAGACAAATTCGGCGGAGCTGCGCCAAGCTACAATGTCGATGAAATCGGTGCCCTTCTCTCCGGTGGACTTGTCCTTGAAGTCCCGATCCACCGCCAGGGAGAAGGAAGCCACAGAGGTTCCCGCCTGGGTGTGGCGCAGCTCGGGATCGCGGGTCAGGCGGCCCATGAGAATGATTCTATTAAGCATTGTTTCCCTCCACCTCACCGTTACCGCCTCCATCCAAGTCGGCAAGGATTGCGTCAAAATCCTTGCCTCGGATGTCCTTTGCGCTGGCGCAGCCGTGCCGCCTCAGGAGAGCCTTGGCATCAGCTTTGGTCAGGCCATGTCGGCCGGCGGCGGCGTAAAAGAACTTCACCTGGGCCGCCGTAATGGGCGCATCCGGGTTCTGGCTGTTGAAGTAGACGCCGGCCTCCTCCGTGTCACTCTCAATGTCCTGTGTGAAGCTGTCCGACATGCATCCAAGAGACAGGGCTGCGGACACCAGAGCGCGCTTCTGAGCCATCTTAAGGGCGCTGTTGGCTCCGTCGTAAGGGGACTGGCGGCCATTCCTTCCCTCTCTTGTATTGGCGGAGCCGTAGCTGGAGGTAATCGTGTACTCCTGGCCGTCTACGATCTTTACCAGATCGCATCGGACGCAGTAAAAGAAGAAGCCTTCGCTGTGATCCTCAACCTTGCTCTCCAGGTGGTACCTTTGGCACAGGCCGTATGCCACAGCCACCTTTTCAGCGCCAGACTTGAATAGAGTTGGGTGCTTGGTCTGTGCGCTGCCATCCTTCCGGCGGATCATGCCAAAATCCACGCCTCGGCGGAGTGTGGACGGGGGGCCGCCAAAGACGGAGATGGTATAATCCCCTGTGCGGGGCTTTCGCTCGACCGCCATAGGGACGGCATCGTAGGAATATAACGTAAGTTCGTTCATCATATCCTCCTCTTCAGTGCGCGGTGGATGTTGAAGCACCACAGGAACAGGTCTGCGTCCGCCCGGATAGGGATGAGTTCGTACACCCCAGACTTGTCCAGTCTCAAGGCGTAGGTCTCTTCCGGGGCAAATCCGCCGATAAGAAGCTCATATCCGGCCAACTGCGCGGATACAGCGTGGCGGTGAACGACGCCGGTCTTGATATCCACCAGGACGCGGCGGCCGTTGATGTGCCCCCAGCGATCTGGCGTCCCTGCGAAGAGCATGCCTGGGTCATACAGGGGCGTCTCAATTCCCTCCCAGTTCGGCTGATAATCCATAAGGAATCGGAGATATGCCTTGAGATACCCGGAAATCTCCGGATCCGTCTCTGGCTCCTCTCCATAATCCAGCATGGCGCAGGCGGTGTGAACATCGGAGCCGCGGCGGGCGGCCGCCTGCGCCAGCCAGGGGGAAGCGGACTTGTAATCGTAGGAAAGAAATCGAGTAATCGTGGTGACGCTGGGCAGCTCCTCCCCGTCCAGGGTATACTTGTGTCCCTGGTCAAAAAACAGCAGTGTTGCCATCAGCTTTCCGCCCAGCTTTCAAAGTCGGGGCCATCCGCGTCGCCGCCCTCGCAGTATTCCTTAAACTGCTGGAGCACCGGCTTCATGTAGTCCTCATTGATGATATCCCACATGAACTTGAACCACTTCCTGGGCCATGCCTCCGCATACTCCACAACCGTTTCCGGGGCCTTGATTTCCTCCTGGCACTTAGTGCAGATAGAGCCAGTATCATAAGAGTACAGGTCAGCCCCACAGCGGGCGCAATAGCCTGTTGGAGCCTTCTCCTGCGTGTCACATAACGGGTTTGTGCAAATCATGCCTTCTTCCCCTCCTCCAGCGCGGCCCAGACCGCGGTTTTCTTTCCGCTTCTGGCCTTGCGCTTATCAATGACGCCGACCAGCCGCAGGGCCTTCAGCTCCGTGAGGCGGGGCCGGACAGAGTTCTTATCCGAAAATCCGAGGGTGTCCGCCAGCTCCTCCGCCGTCATTGGCCCCCGCTTCCGCAGGGTGGTGTAGATCAGTCTGCGGCGGTTGCTGGCCGCCATCTGGATATCCTGATACGCCTCGCGGCGCGTTTCCTGTGTAATCCCCATTGACAAATCAGCTCCTTTCCCTGATAATAAGGGCAGATGTTCTTTCTCTTGCCGCCCTCCGGTCTCGCACACCGGGGAGCGGCGCTTTTTAATATAGCTCGACTGCAAAGCCATCTTTGATGAGCTTTGGGCGCTTGCCATTTACCTGCTCCGGCCTTATCCCGAGTTTGCTGACGACGCCGGCCATCGGGATCGAAAACCCGCCGGAATATCTCGACACAGCAAAGCCTTTTTTGCTGTCGGTGAAATGGAATAGCAGATACTTTCCGGCCTTGCCGATCAGGACTCGAGGCAATATGTTGGGGATACACTTTGCGGCGGCGGAACTCACATATAGGGCGGTGTTCGGGCTTGCCAGCTTCACGTATTGCTCTGTGCCCGTCTTCTGGATTATCTCTTCGTCAGTGCCAATTTCGATAAAATCTAGGGTTTCATTCATTTTCGTTCCATCCAGGTATTTCGATGACCGCCCACACATCGTCGATGCTCTCCGCGCCCTCCAGGCCGGTGATCTGGATGGTGAGCGGGCCGGTGGGCGTAGGGGCTTGGGTGGTGGTTGCCGCCGGGGTCTCAATGGACGGTTGTTCCTGGGCGCTGATGCCCTCCACCAGCAGCACCAGAGCCAGCAGCAGGCCAAGAGACAAGACGCTGGTAATCAGATAGCGCACAGCCACACCTCCAGCCAGTTAGGCAAGCCACAGCAGAGGATAATGCAGGCGGTAAACACTACCGCGCTCACAGCTTCCCGGCGGGCACGGCGGCGCTCGTTTCGGGTACGGTTTTTCATATAGATACCGCCTCCCTGACTGTCTTCCGTTCAAATTCCTCTAGGTCTGAGGGACGATATACATAAGGCCCATACCGATTTCCGCCTAAGTTTAGAGCGGTCAAACGCCCCTCCCGCACCCACCGTTGAACTGTTGTGATCTTTACTCCGTAGCGATTTGCGACCTCTTCGGTCGTAAATCGCGGTTCCAAATTCTCCATAACGTCCTCCTTTCTGCCTCAGTCGGTGTTACGACACTGGCCGGGGCGCTTTTTGTTGTCCTCCCCTCCTTGCCGTGGTATACTGGGCGCGGAAGGGGGTGAAATTATGTCTTGCAAAGGTTTTCGCTATGAGTACAAGTTAACCTCGCACGATATTCTTGAATATGAAGCCGTAAACTTTGCCTACACGCAGGCCGGATGGAAAGACCTCGGTGCACCTCCTGGAGAAGGTTTCCCGGAGTCTATCATCTTTGAATGGGAAAAGGATGGGCCTCCGTTATACCCCGCAGTCAACTGGCCCCCGCTTTAACCCCTGCGATGTAGATATTGTGGTCGCTATCCTCGATGATTGCCGTCATCGCTGGATTGGCGGCCACAATGTCTTTAAAGTCGTTTTCATCAGAAAATACTACAATCTGATTGAACCCCGCCGGGGAAAAACCCATAGATGTTCCCACTGTCCTCACCCCTTTCTATCAGTCCGGTTTATCGGACTTCGCTTGTGGTACGCTGGGATTGCTCTTTGCTTTCCCATTTTCGGAATTTTTCTTCCTATATATTGTGCCATACTATTTTTTGAGCGCAATATATTGACTTTTGTAGCTCAATCAGTTAAAATTGTCGTAAAAGGACAACTGGCTCTTGCCCTTACTTTTATGGAAAGCAGGTATGGCGATGGATAACATGACATTGAAGAAAACCGTGATCCGCACATTTGCTGATGTATCCAGTCCAATAGGGAGTAATTTGCTCTTAGCAACTCCTTTCGGCCTTATCAGTGGAAGACTCTCCACCACTAGCGTTCCTACGCCAGAGGAGTTAGACCAGATAAGTGGGAAAGCAACAGTGGAAGAGGCCGCTTCTGTTACCGCCGCCCTGTTAGCAACAGCGAAAAGCAATTACGGTGACGCTCCCGTAAATGGGAATGACGGGTATCTAGCATTGGTTGATGTCGTCATTAAAAGCTCGTCCGGCACCACATTCAACATTGGGAGTATGGTCGTTTTTTATGACCAAATTATTGGTATAAGTTTGGGGAAGTTCGACGCATAATCCAAACTTCCCAGAAAGCGAATCGGCAATCGTTGATGCTTCCTGTAAAAGCTCAACAAGTCGGTTCGCTTTTTTGATGGCTTCATCAACCTCTGTCATGTCGACTTTGGCCGTCAACTTTACCTCTGGCACAGGAACCACCTCCTTTCACTCTTCTATGTAACTTTGATCTGGACGAAAGAACAGGTATTTGACATCCAAATCAGGGAACAGAGAGTGCTGGATATTGAACGCTTCAACTAGGCTAAGCGGAGACTTGGCAGAAAGTTTCCTAGATAGCGTATCTCTATTAAATCCGCATGTCGCCGCAATATCCCCGATTCCAAGATTTTTCCGCCCCATCTCCGCTCTAAGGTTTGGAAAAGCAATATTGTCTTTCTTTGCCACGAAAACACCTCCTTCCCGGCCCCGCCCCATCAGGTGCGGGCTTTATTGTCCGGTTTATTGGACATCGTTCCCTTCATAATTGGAGTGCATCGGTAAATCCAGAATTTCGCGGATGGCCTGGACTACCTTTGGAGCATTCCGCTTCCCCTTGAAAACTGCCACACTCCCCCTTGTACGTCACCCCACCATACGTTAGAATGTTAATCATGGAGGGGTTCGCTATGCTATCAGATAAGAACTACAATGAACTTCTGAAATTCCGGAACACGCTTGTCCCATACGACCGTAAACTCAACGAACGTGAGCAGATACTTCTTGATGGCGGGTATATCCGTATCGTGTACCGCCAGAAAACGGAGCACGGAGAGGGATACACCGTCACAAAAGATTTGCCGTTTTTGACAACTACAGCAGCGGGCGAGGATGCTTTAGAGGAATTTGAGAAAGCCAGCCAGGATATGTCCAAGCAGCAGTCCAAAGAGAAGAAAGATAAGTCTTTCCAACTTGGCAATACGGTCCTCGGGGCTTTTATCGGGTTTGCCCTCTCTTTGCTTGTGCAGAATTTCGATCACATCCTTGCGTTCGTTTCGGGGCTATTTTCGTAGCCGAAGAAACGGACAAATCATGTTTCAGGATTTTCTGTCAGTCCTGTTTATTGAACTTGTACTGTGCTAACTTGTTCGTCAGATAACAGATAGTCAATATTGTACTCAGGCAGAAACAGGTAGTGCGGCTAACATTAGGCTTGTAATTTCTCCTTTCCCTTGCTTGTGTGCGCGAGGAACATGCAGCAAGAACGCTTAAAGCGTATTTTTGGGCGAAAAAATAAGCCCATCGTAGGGTACTCCGTAAATCTCCTCAATGCGGCGAATCTGCAATGCATTGGGAAAACTTTTTGCCCTCTCCCAGTTCCCAATAGTATCAACGGTTACGCCGATTTTGTCCGCCGCCTCTTGCTGGGTCAATCGGGCATTGGTGCGAGCGGCTTTTAGCGTGATTCTCAATTTAATCACCCCCCATCTCTCTGGTGACTTTATCATAGCACGCTTAAAGCGTAATGTCAACGCTTTTATCGTAATTTTTTAAAAATTTTCTTGATTTTTTTACGGCAATAGCGTACAATACAATTGCCGTAAAAAAGGAGGTGCGTGCT